GGCGCGGTCTCCCCATCGATCAGTTATATAATGTCTCAAGCCACAGCGCTGGCGAGAGATAGTGCTTCGCTAGGAAATGCGGTTAGTGCTCCACAGGATACGCGCAATTCAAGCGAATCGTTGTCAGCCAACGACTTTGCGCAGCAGGTTATTGATCGCAGTGAAGTCGGCAACTCAGCTTTGATCCCAATGGCTGAACGTGGCGATGTTCGGTCCTCCGCACTTACGGGCCAAGACGACTCTGCGTCATTGCGAGCTTTGCTCGGTGCTGTATCCAACCAAGCTTTGCCTGCTTCTGTATTACAGACCCGTGCGCCGCGTTCTGTCCTCGATGACGTGCAGCATGTGCTAGAGCCAGGTGAGGGTAATAGCGAAACAGGTCGCTTGCCAGACCCTGCGCCGTGGAGTCTGCCTCTGGCTTCTCCATCAGCTTGGACAGCGGTAGATGCGCTAGGGTCACTTGGGTTACCGGCAGACCTACCGGCAAATTCCGGCCCAATCCTACCTGGGGAGATGCAAGCCGACCCGGCAGAGGGGCGTTTGACAGATTTCCTGCAACCTTGGGGAAACAGCTTGGTGCCGCCGACATTTCCATATCCCACGCTGCCGGCAGAGAATGCGCCTGAAGCGCAATCTTCGTCAGAAGGGCAAGGTCGAAATGGTACACAGCCTGAGGCACAATCAGACGAGGAGAGCATGTCAACTCCGCTGGTGATCCATACCAACGTGCATATCGATGGTGACGTGGTCGCACGGGTCGTGAGCGAAAAAATGGTTGCTTGGATGAATGGTCCGCTTGCTGGCACCGGCGGGTTCGACGCACGCCGATCTTACACACCGGTTGAATCATAGTGTTTGGAGCCTTGCATAGAAAATGTAGCCATCGGTAAGTGATATGGTCGATACGGTGGTAACTCTTGGCGGCTACACGTTCTCCAGTTGGGGTGTGCCCGAACATATCAGTGGCGGCGGCAAGCAGCGGCTTGCCGTACATCGCCTGATTGGTGGCGCGCGCGTTATTGATGTCATGGGTTGGGATGCCGGGCAAATTCAATTCTCGGGTCGGCTTCGGGGCGCCGGCGCCGATATCGACATCCGCTTGCTTGAGACATTGGCGCGCAGTGGCGTGCCGGCGATTTTCAGTTACTGGACCAATCGCTATCAGGTTCTGGTCGCATCGCTGACATGGCAGTTCGAGCGGTACTATGAGATTACCTATAAGATCGTGCTTGAGGTTCTGGCAGACCTGACGCAAGACGCCTTCGACTCAATTGTCTCAACTCTAGACGACGTGTTCAACTCAGACCTTTCTCTGCTCACGGCGGCCGTAAGCACGAACGTTGTGCTGCCTGTGTCGCTCTCGAGTATAACAACCGCACAGTCACAGATAGGTCTGCTGCAGGATGCAACACCCTCGCAGCTTACGCCACTGGTGAGTGCCGTTGGAACGACCAACACGCAGCTACAGAGCCTTCAAACGTCCTTAGACGCGACTCTTCCGGTTGGGCCCGCGGGGGGTGTGGGCGCGACAGGTGATCCGGCGGATTTGGCGGCGGGCCTCGCGAGCCAAACCACAAACTGTCAGCAGCTCGCTGCAGCCGTGCAAGGTGTCGCTATCACATCACGCATGCAAGATAATTTGGGGGCGGCGGGGCAATGAGCGGTTCAACGACCATTACAGTTGTCGGTGGCAATCTGTTTCGCATCGCGGCCGAGCAACTGGGTGACGCGACGCAGTGGAATCGGATCGCCTCACTGAATGGTCTTTATGACCCATTCCTACAGGGCATTACTACCCTCATTATTCCACGAGTAGATAAGAACGCAGGCAACGGGGGTATTCTTGTCAGCCCCTGAAACCGGACTGCTTAATGGAACCAGTCGGCAGCCAAGAATTGCGCTAACGATCAATGGTATACAGGTCACAGAGATCATTTCCGCCAGCGTACATCAGAACAATTTCTATGCGGCCGATCATTTCTCGATTCTCGTCGCTGTCAGCAGCACAACACTTCTTTGGGCTCAGGCCGACAGTGTCAACGTCAATTTGAGAATAGCGCAAGACCAGGGTTCGACAAGGAGTGTTATAACCGGAGTGGCTGACGAAGTTTCCATGGATCTTGCGGCTGGGACAGTTACAGTAAAGGGGCGAGATTATACCGCACAGTTCATTGAGACGAAAACCGCCGAGAAATTCCAGAATCTGACAAGCAGCCAAGTTATTTCCACGATTGCCGCTCGTCATGGCCTAAACTCACAGGTGGCCGCCACAACAACACCAACGGGCAAGTATTACGACACTGATCATGCCTTCGTGACCAATGAGGTCAGTGAGTGGACCCTCATGACATACCTCGCAGGCCGAGAAGGATACGATATTTATTTTAACGGGAACACGCTTTATTTTCAGCCTGCGGCAAACCCAAGCACTGCTACGCCTTTTGATATTTTCCTTTCCACAACCGGAACGCTGCCGATTTCAAACGTCCAACGTCTGAGTTTGCATCGAAATCTGACACTCGCGCGGGATGTAATCGTTAAAGTGATTTCTTGGAACCACGAGCTGAAGGTTCCTATCACAGCAACACAACATGCCAAAAAGACCAAGGGTGGGCAGACCAGCGCTTCGCCTCCGACGACCTACATATTTCGCGAGACAGGTCTTACGCAGAGTCAGGCAGAAGAATTTGCGCAGACGAAATTGAACGAACTTGTTTTGCATGAACGTCGCATAGAGTTTGACATCCCCGGTGACCTTACGCTGACACCTCGGTCCCTGATTCGGTTGAGCGGAACCGGAACAGATTTTGACCAGATATATTTTGCCGCGCAAGTTATTCTCACGTGCACCCTGTCGAAAGGATTTTCGATGCGCGTTATGGCGAAGAATGCTAGTCCGCATACAGTGGTGTATACATGATGGAAGGTATGCGCGACCTCATTCAGCGTGAGGTAGAGCGGGCGCTGCGTCGTCGGGGATGGCCACGCATCGGGTTGGTCGATAGCTACGACGCAACGCGCCATGCCGTCAAAGTTATATTTCAAGATGAAGATAAGCTGTCTGGCTGGGTACCTGTAGGGTCAGCGTGGACGGGAAACGGCTGGGGCCTTCACATGGCACCTGTTATTGGGGCGCAGGTGGTGGTGTCGTACCATGATGGAGACACGAATACCGGTTTTGTCTCTCATCAATTGTTTAGTCGCGTCGACGTCCCGCTTTCAGTTCCTTCCGGCGATATGTGGCTGCAGCACCAAAATGGCTCTGCACTGAAATTACATGCGAGCGGCCTAGTCGAGCTGATATCAGGGAATATTCAGCTTGGCCAATCTGGCGCTACCTTTCATCAACTCGTACACGATGCGTTTGTTACCCTTTTCAATGAGCATACTCATTCCGACGTACAACCCGGAAGCGGCACAACTGGTGCGCCGACCCAGCAGATGAGCCAAGACGAATTGACGCAGAACGTTAAGGCAGCGTAATGGCAGACCTTTATGCAGTCTGGCAGCAAGATCTGTCGTTCGGCCTGACATCTGATGTACAGCTAGCGAGCGGCTCGCAGGCGGGTCAACAGCGGGTGCTTCGAAGGCTTTTGACAAATCCAGGCGATTATTTCGCGCACCCGACATACGGCGCAGGTCTGCCCGCAAAGGTGGGGTCTTTGGCAACTCCGGCGGAACTCCAAGCGCTCGTGCTTTCACAAATGTTGCAGGAACAAGCCGTCGCGCAAGACCCGCCCCCAACCGTTACAACAACAAACATTGTTAATGGTGTCTCGATTGTTGTCACCTACACGGACGCGGTAACGGCGGAGCCGGTGATTTTGAGTTTCGATATTAATCAATGAATGGACACCTTGCACGATGAGCCAAACGATCTCAGGGCAGACCCAAGGGTTTTCTGCACTTGTGACCAGTCAAGTTGCGGCCATACAGGGCGCAGCAGAACCAACGGCGCCGCTTGATTTCTCCATAGGTTCGATTCTGCGCGCGTTGACCGAAGGCACAGCGTGGCTGGGGCTGTGGCTACAGGGCCTTATTTTGCAGGTTCTCACACTGACCCGCGCATCAACCAGTAATGGCAGCGATCTTGATTCCTGGATGGCGGATTTTTCGCTTACGCGCATCGGTGCTGTCGCCGCGACAGGGCAAGTGACATTCGGGCGCTACACGTCGGCACAGGCCGCCACGATCCCGGTGGGCGCCCAACTCTCAACAGGTGACGGCACACAGACCTTCAGTGTTATTGGAGATACAACTCAATCAGCGTGGGTTCCGGCGAGCAGTGAATATGTGATACCGATTGGTACAGCCACGGCAGCCGTCACGGTGCAAGCCACGACAGCGGGCACGGGTGGAAACGTCGCGGCCGGTACAATTTCCATCCTGTCAACGCCGATATCGGGTGTCGACTACGTAACAAACCCGAATGCTCTGGGTGGTGGAATAGCTGCAGAGACCGATTCCGCACTGCGCGCCCGCTTTGCGAACTACATCAATACGCGAGCACTTGCGACGACGGCGGCCGTTGGCTATGCCGTTACGACGGTGGCGGGTGTGGTCTCTTATAGTCTTACCGAAAATTATGATTATTCAGGTGCCTATGCGCCGGGCTCACTCTACGTCGTTGTCGATGATGGCTCAGGAAATCCACCGGCAAGCCTCATTTCAAACGTGTCTGCCGCCGTTGCTGCGACGGTTGGAGCAGGCATACGTTTTGGGGTGCTCGGGCCTGTGAGCATCAGTGCCTCCGTGTCATTAAGCTTGGCGATTGCGTCTGGCTATAGCCAAAGCACATTAGCGGCAGCAGTTCAGACGGCGATTTTCGCCTATATCAATGCTCTCACTGTGGGAGAAGGGTTGTCATATAACCGCCTCGCTCAAATCGCCTTTGATGCCGGTGCAGGGATTTTGAATGTATCTAGTCTTCTGCTCAATGGGGCGACGAATGACTTGGCGGCGTCGCCACAGCAGATCATACGCGCCGGCACAGTGACGGTGAATTAGATGGCAACCGGTGATCAGTCAGACATAACACAACGGCTTTATGCTTTACTGCCGCCGACCTGGTTTCCGTCGGGCGCCACGCCCGTCCTCGGCGCCATTTTGCAAGGGCCTGCCTATGTCTTGTCATTGATCTATGGATTGGTCGCCTTCACGAAGCAGCAAACACGCATCTCGACCGCAACCGGCGGATGGCTCGACCTTATTTCATACGATTTTTTTGCCAGAACGCTTCTTCGGTCGACAGGGGAGAGTGACAGCGCTTTTGCTACGCGAATAAAGGCGAATTTATTACAACCTGCCGCCACGCGTCCAGCGCTGATTGCTGCTATCACGAATCTCACCGGGGAAACACCAACGGTTATTGATCCTTGGCGCCCGGGAGACTGTGGTGCTTACGGGTACGGTGGTCTCGGCTACAATACCGTTGGGCACTACGGGTCTGTTGCTATGGTAGCCCAATGCTTCGTTGTGGTTCCAGATCCGGCGAGCAGCAATGTGACGGATGCTGAAATTTATCAGACCATATCAAACATTATTCCGGCTGGCGTAACGGCATGGACAGACATCACAAGTTGAGGGCACATGGACCGTAACATCGTCTACCCCGGCAGCATTCCGCAAGACATCGACATTCTCAATCCAAACCGCAACACAATGCTCGCTCTGGGTTTTTTGATTCAGGCGACGTTGGGCACGGGCACAGTTGTAGATGGCCTGGCATGCAGTCCGGCCAACGGATTGGCTGTTTCCGTTGGTGCTGGCAGCCTCACCCAGTTATCGACTGTTGACGCGACGGATTACGGCTCGCTCGCTGCAGATACTTCCGATGCCCTCGTCAAAATGGGCATCAATATCAGCGCCACGACACTTGATCTCGCCGCACCAGCTCTGCCTGGTGAGGCCGTTAACTATCTTATTGAAGCGAACTTTTCTGAGTCTGACGCCTCTCCCGTCGTGCTGCCGTTCGTCAACGCGGCAAACCCATCGCAGCCTTTTACGGGGCCAAATAATACCGGGGCGACCACCAATTCCGCCCGCATCCAACGGGTCAATTTGGTCGCAACCGCAGGATCAGCAGCGGCGGCGGGAGCGCAGGGAACGCCCTCACCTGACACTGGTTATGTTGGGCTCTACGTTGTTACGGTAACGGCAGGTCAGACCCAAATTATACAGTCCAACATTGCAACTTACCCAGACGCGCCGTTTCTTGCCTTTAAGCTGCCGCAACTGGCGCCTGGTGTATCACGTATGGCGGTGTTAACCAGCAGCGGAAGCTGGACGGTGCCCAACCAGGTCAGTCTGCTGAAGGTGCGACTCTGGGGCGGTGGTGGCGCTGGCGGCAATGGAGGTGGTACTGGGTATGTCGGTGGGGGTGGTGCGGGGGGCGCCTACGTTGAGGGATTTTTTGACGTGTCTCCGGGCAGTGTTCTCGGTGTAACGCTCGGCGCCGGAGGGGAGGTTTCCATCAACTCGGGGAGAGGGGGTGATACGGCTTTGGGGACACTCGCCACGGCCGGGGGAGGCGGTGGCGGTGGCGCCGGGTCTGCCGGTGGCGTCGGGCTCGGATCAATCTATCCCGGAAGTTGGGCGCTTGGCAGCGCGGTTTTCGGTAACGCTTATGTCACAGACGGGCTCGGTGGCCAAAATGGCATTGTGGCTGGGAGCACATTGATTAGCGGCCAGGGTGGTGGCGCGAACGGCGGTTGCGGGGCATTGAGCGCGGCCGGTGATGGTTCGACAAATGTCTCCGGGCTCACCGCAAACGCACCTGGCGCCGGAGGGTCCGGCGGCATTGCCTCGGGCAGTGGAGGTACTGGTTCTCCGGGGCAGATTATCATTGAGTGGTAAACCAGTGCCGCCGAGGCTTGTTAGCTGTTCAATCCCGACCTTTTCAATTGCAACAACCGAGGGGAATTTGGGATGGATGTTATGAATTGGGCAACGTTACTGGGCGCTGGAACGACAGTCCTCGGCGTCTTTTTAGCATTCTTTCGCTTTGTTGCATCGGGAACAGAGGCCGTACGCACGGAAATAAGCGAACAGCTTAGAATCGCCCGCACCGAGAGCGAACTCCGCATGACCAAGATGGCAGAGACGGAAATGCGGTCACGCAACGCCATGATAGGGAACGTTACTTCCGCGACCAAAAAAATTGAAGCAGACCTCGATCGGGTAAAGCGCGAATCGGTCCGTCGGGAGGAGATGGCCTCATTAGAGGCGAGGATGAATGGCATATTGATGAAAATTGAAACCAAGCTTGACTATCTTGTCGAGAAATTGGGCGATTGGAGAGGGCTTGAGGCTCAGATCAAGCTGACAGGAGAGCGCCTAGATGGCATTTCTAAGCGCCTGGAGCGCAATGATCTTTAGCGCAGCAGCATTCAATCATCTGCCTTCAACTTAAAGGTGGCAGATTTGCCGGGCGTTGTTGATCCAGTTTTCGATGTCAAGAAGTTGGACAAGAAAGCCATGAGCAGCTCCAACTATTCACAGTATCGTAACAGATTTGAGCTGCTGGATGCATAACGCGTGCTGCGCTTCGGTATGGGTCAATGCACGGTGGCCTCGTGTCTGCATACTATAATGAAAACGACAAAGGTGCTGTCGAGTGGCTGCATAATCTCATGCGGCGCAACCTTATCCCTTCCGGCGAAATTGATGAACGAAGCATTGTCGATGTGCAGCCGGCGGATGTGCGCGGGTATCGACACGTGCATTTATTTGCCGGGATTGGCGGTTGGGCTTACGCCGCCAGTCTTGCCAGGTGGCCACGTGAGACCGAGTTGTGGACCGCCAGTTGTCCCTGCCAGCCATTCTCGTCAGCCGGCCACAAACGTGGCCGCAATGACCCACGACACCTCTGGCCACATGTCGCCCGACTTGTCGCGGCCAACAGACCCGCTTATCTCGTGGGTGAACAGACTTCGAGCGCGCTGGGATACGCCTGGTTCGACGAAGTTGCTGCTGACTTGGAAGCGTCGCGCTACGCCTGCCGGGCGGTCGATATTCCGGCTCTCTCCGTCGGGGCGCCGCACCGACGGCAACGTCTATGGTGGGTCGCTGTTCCACAAGACGGAGAACACGCTGTGGCCAACCCCCCAAGCTCGGGAGGCGACGTCACGTTCGGGAAAGCGCAAGAGCGAGCTTCTCCTGCAAGGCCTGCTCCGCCGAACCAAACACCCGCAAACCTTTGGGCTGGAGGAGACTTTGTCGAATGTGCCGACGGCCAGCGCCGCCTTGCCAAACCCGGAATTCGCTGGATGGCTGATGGGCTACCCGCAGGAATGGTGCGCGTGCGGTCCGGCAGCACCCACACGCCAGAGGCGACACGCTATGTAGACCGCGCCGGACTTTGGCGCGGCTTCGGCAACGCCGTTGTGCCGCAATTGGCAGCGGAGATACTGAGTGCCTTGCTAGAAGATGGTTCCCGCTACAAGGGAGTTTGA